TAACTTTGGATTTAAACAATCACGAGTTAGAAAATTATTTTAAAAGCATTGGAATTGAAAAATACAACACTTTAGAGGAGTGGGAAAAAAATAAACAAATAATTAGCGATAACCAGCAAGAAATTAGTAAGAAAGTTTTAAAAAGTTGGAGCGTAGAAGATGTTGAAAAAAGTTTCTATAAGTCTGCAAATCAAATTATAAAAGATATAGAAAATTACAAGTAAATGTTAAATTTTAAAAATAAATTAAAAAAAGTATTGTTTATTATAAAATAAGTTATATATTTGCTAAAGAAAATAACAACAACGTTATTTGTAAAACTAAAAAAAAATGGAAAATCAATTAGTAAAAAACTGGAACAAATTAGAAAGAAGCGAAAAATTAGAAATTATCGAAAACGCTATCAATATGTGTAACACGAGCGAGGGTTTTTTAATTTTAAGAACTTGGGCAAAAGATAATTCAGTAACTGCTCACATTCAAACAAAACTAGATAACCATTTGTGTTCAGAAGCTATATCTCAAAGCACTTTATTTTCTTTGTTTAGTGAAGATTATGATTTTCAAGAAGAAGATGCAGAAGTTATTTTAACATGGATGGAAAATCAAAAATAATATGCCATTAATTCTAAAAACTAAAGAAACCGAGCAGTATAGATTGTTCGGTTCTTTGCCTATCCTTTGCAAAATCATTGGATTTGATGAAAAACAAGAGAAAGGATTGAGTTATATTTTCTCTCAAAAAAAGGAATTGCAATTTGAAGATGCTAAGTTCTTAATTATAAAAGTTGAATTAGAACGAGGTGGTTCTTTAAAATAAGCGGTAACGTGTCGTGGCTTTGTCGTCGTTGTGGCGATTAAAGACCAAACTTAACAAATAATAACTAAATTTTAAAATTATGACTGAAATTTCAAACACAAACGAATGCCACAATGCGTCAAAACCGATGTTAAATGATGGTTTTATTGTAGACTTTTTTGAACTTATGTTTTTAGCGGAATCAGTTATTCCAGAAAGACCAATTGCACGTTCAATGTGTTTTGATGATTTTTCGGAAAGACACTACCATAAAATGAATGATAATCAAAGAGAACAATTTTTTAATCACGTTCAAAAATGTAATGGATTCACTTTAGAAAACGAACAATGCAGACACTTTTTCGCAAGGTTTAATCCTAAAAATCAATATTTACTTTCTTGTTTTTACAATGGTAAAGCTGATGAAATAATTTGTTACCAATTTGAAGAAGAATATAGAGTTACTAAAAATAGATTTGTAAATCGTGAATATATTAAAAGTTGTGTTCGTTTGCACGATTCCAAAACTATCATTTAACGTTTGCGGCTTTGCGAAGGGCAAGGCTTAAAAATACTAATTTTCAAATAACCACAAATTATGATTAGAAATACAAATTTTGATGAAACCGCAAAACCCTTGCCTTTTGCAAAACCGCTGTTACAAGATGGTTTTTTTGATTATGAATTAGATAATGAATTGTGGATAGATATTTTAGGATTTGATGGCATTTATCAAGTTTCAAATTTAGGGAGAATTAAATCATTAAAAAGATATGTTGAACATCCAAGACACGGCAGTTTGTTAATTAAAGAAAGAATTAAAAAATTTGGAGTTGATAAAAAACGAGGTTATAATATTACTTTATCTTATGGTGGAATTAATAAAACTCGATTAGCTCATAAAATTGTAGCCGAATCATTTATTAAAAACCCATTTAATTTTAATTGTGTTAGACATATTGACGGAAATAAAAAAAACAATAGAGTTGAAAATTTAGAGTGGTTTACATTAATTGATTCTAGTATTATTGCAAATAAAAAAATAAAAAAAACAAGCAATAATAATGGAGTTTATTATGATAAATCAAAAGATAGATGGAGAGCTACTTTTAATAAAAAATCTTTAGGTACTTTTAAAACAGAAATAGAGGCTGTAAAAGAAAGAGAAAAATATTGTTATGAAAATGGAATACGATTTTTATACGATTCGCAAACTATCTTGTAACGTTTCTCGTGTATGGTAAGTGGCAGATAAACAATCCAAATACATCCTGCACAAGACCAAAAGTAACTGAAACAAAAGAATTATTGATTAATCACAATTACTGCCATTTACTATACACGATGTTATATGATGGCTTTTTATTTATACAAAATGAAAAACGCAAAAACACTTACAAGAACTTGGAATTATTTTAGTAATAATGCAAGAAAAGAACAAGCTAAACACATGCTTGAAAAGGCAAAAGATTTAATTATTTATGAAATAAATAAACTAAAAATATTTAAAATGAATGGTCATTTTGAAGTTATTAATAGTGAAAGTTTAAGTATTAAATTTTTTGACACCGAAGAAGATTGCATAAATTATTGTTTAGATATTTATCCAAATTCTTTTTTTAACAAGCAAAAATCTCTTTTCGATATAGACTCCAACCAAGCTATCATATAACTTGTAAATATACGAACCCAAATTTTTAAATAACTAATAACCAAACAATTAAAAACTAAACCAATTTCGCTAAAAAAATAAATTATGAACTTAAATTTTGAAGATTTAGAAAATGCATTACAAGAAGAACAAACTTTTGATTTTGATAAAACATTTAACAGTTGCTTTGTTGATTTATCAATAGAGATTCCTAAGCCAGAAATATTAATTTCAATAGGTAACCACGAATATAAAGGTAACTTTTACGATACAGCCGTATGCACAGCTGGCGAGTTTTCCGCAATAGTAGGGCAATCAAAAAGTAAAAAGAGTTTTTTAAAATCTGCCATTTGCGCATCGTATATTGGTGGCAACACAAACAACCTATTCCCAAATATTAAAGGGCATAGAGCAAAGAATTACGGTATTATAGATGTAGATACAGAGCAAGGTAACTATTATGCTCAAAGAACATTTAGGCGACCTATTGAAATGGTTGGAGCGAATTATCAAAACTACCATAGCTTTGCAACACGTCATTTAAAAACAAGTGAAAGGCTAAAGTTTACAGATGAACTTTTAATTAATCAAAGTAAATTTTGCAAGGAAAAAGTAAAACTATTGTTTATCGATGGTGTCGCTGATTTAGTAGAAAACACAAATGATTTGGTAATGAGTAAGGAGGTTGCAGATTATTTACTAAGATGGACTTCGCAATACAATATACACATTTGCACGGTAATTCACAAAGCAAGCGGCACAAACAAACCTTTAGGGCATTTAGGTACATTTGTATTAAAGAAAGCAGAAACTGTGATGGATTTAGAGAAAGACGATTTAGGGCAAATTAAAGTAACTAATCCTTATAGTCGTGGATACCAATTTGAGGAGTTTTCATTTGACGTAAACAAAAATGCATTACCTTATTTATTAGAATAGTTATGAAATCAAACGAAATAAATTATATTTATAAAAGAATTCATTATTATAAAAAGTATTTGCGTTACCGATGCGACATTATAGCAAACGATCCAAAAAGATGGCTAGGGGTTAGTAAATTGGAATTACCAAGTTTCGATTATTATTTAAAAAATTGCGTAGAAGACAAAGGCGGTAAGTACGATTTTACAGTAAGACGGTATTCAACACCGACTCAACACCTAAACCCAATTAGTTTTAATTCGCAAAACAAATATCAAATGGATTCAAAAATACTTTATAGAAATATAACACACTCTATGTGGATGGCAACGGCTTTTAACTACAAAACCATTATTAAAACTAAATAAATTATGATAAACATTACAAACGAATGTAATATGGCTTTAATGGCTAGATACCCTGACAATTACTTTGAATTAGCAATAGTTGATCCACCTTATGGGATTGGTTTTGGCACTTATGAGCGTGGCGGTCAAGGTGTAAAAACAAAAGAAAGACACACTAAAAATGGAAAAAAGAACTGGGATGACTTAATACCTAGTGATGAATACTTTATCGAATTAAAACGAGTAAGTAAAAATCAGATAGTTTGGGGTGGTAACTATTTTCCTTATTTATGGCAACAAGGCTGTAAGGGTTTTATATTTTGGTATAAAGGTAATCCCGTTCCAAACTTTGCAGATGGAGAATTAGCTTATACATCTTTTAACAAGGTAGCTAAACAATTTGATTACAGGTATTATGGCAACTTAGATGGTAACACTTCAGCAAAAGAAAAATATCATCCAACACAAAAACCAATAGCGTTGTACGAATGGCTTTTAATGAACTACGCAAAAGAAAACGACAAAATACTAGACACGCATTTAGGTTCTGGAAGTATTGCAATAGCATGCCACAATTTAAAATTTGATTTAACAGCTTGTGAACTTGATACAGATTATTTTGATGCAAGTTTAAAAAGACTACACAATCATCAATCACAATTAACAATGTTTTAAG